CAGAATTTATTTTAAATATTTATAAGGTTTAGCATAATTGTGGCTTATTCTGGCAAATTCAAGGTAACAAATAGACAAAAATATAAAGGTGATCCATCAAATATTGTCTATCGTTCGATGTGGGAAAAGCACTGTTTTAAATGGTGCGATATCTCAGTGGATGTTGCTGAATGGGGTTCCGAGGAAATCGTGGTTCCCTATTACTATGATGTTGATAAAAAATACCACAGATACTTTGTCGATCTTAAAATAAAAATGTCCAACGGCACTGTGTACCTAATTGAAATAAAACCGGATAAGGAAACACGACCACCTGAGGGTAAACGTAAGACAAGACAATACGTCAGTGAGGGGTTAACGTATATTAAAAATATGAATAAGTGGGAAGCAGCAACATCGTATGCAAAGGATCGAGGTTGGAAGTTTGAGATATGGACTGAGAATACACTTCGCAATATGGGTATTATGCCCAAAGCACAACCGGGTAAATTGAAACCTTTAAAACCATTAGCGCCATATAAACGTCGCAAATCCATATAAATACTCGTATGAGTCAAATATTTCAAAGATTAGAACTAGAAGCATTCCGTGCTGGTATTACGCCACGTACTCGTGAATCACGTGATTGGTTTAGAGGTAAGGTTGCTACGATGCGAAGTGGTAACATTAATCGTAATCAATTAATGCGTGAGAAGGAATTATCATTACAAGCGCCACGGTATACTCGTGACTTAATTGGCCGAATGTTCATGTTCTTTTATGATCCAAAGACAAAAGACACACTGCCCTTTTACGATAGGTTTCCATTAATCGTGATGGTGGGCCCAGCTGCGGGTGGGTTTTATGGACTCAACCTACATTACTTGCCTCCTATTTTAAGGGCAAAAATGTTGGACGGTCTTATGGATATTACCAATAATCGTGCGTATGATGATACAACGAAATTCAGAATACGGTACGAAACATTAAAGAGAATGTCAAAATTAAGATATTATGAACCATGCTTTAAGCATTATCTTACCGCGCATGTGAAGGGTAGGTTTGCTAGAGTCGAGGCCCCAGAATGGGAAATTGCTGCATTCTTACCAACAGCTCAGTGGAAAAAATCCACGGCGCAAAATGTATATAAAGATTCCAGAACGAAGGTGTTAACTTAATGGCTACCATTGATCAATTAAAAGGTATGGTCTCGGCCAAACTAGGATATGCTAGAACCAACAACTATATGGTAGAACTACCACCCCTTGGATCTGGTGGTGGTTTGTCCGGTCTTCTTAGTTTTGTAAAGCCATTCATCCCCAGTATTCCAGGGATCACGGGTGGTGGACCCGCATCGACTGAAGAGTTAAACCTATTATGTAAAAACGTCACATTACCGGGTAAACAAATCTTTACATCAAATCGGCAGATTGGTAATGTAAATGAGAAAATTGCATACGGTTATGGGGTCGATGATCTTCAGATGACGTTTTATCTCTTAAACGATTATGGTGCAAAGACGTATTTCGACCAGTGGATGGAACAGGCGTATAATAGCAAAACACACGAACCTGGTTACAAAATAAATTACGCCAAACCCGTTACCATTCATCAGATGAGAAAACCGCTGGTGGGGTTAAGTGGAGGGCTTGGGCCCATACGTGTTAACGTAGGCATTGGCGGCGGTAATGTTTATAGCGTAAAGCTTGTGGATGCATTTCCTACTACACTTACACAGATTGATTTTTCGAATGAACAAGATGGACTGATCGAGGTATCAGTGCAACTATCCTATACGAATTGGGAAGTTGTAAAGCCATCACAACAGTTCTTGAGCTTCTCGATAGGCCCTGGACAACTTTTTGGATGAAATGAAAGGAAATTATTATGGCTTTACCTATTTTGGCCAACTCGGTACCCAAGTATGATACGGTAGTACCCTCTACGAAAAAGAAGATTAGGTTCAGACCTTTTCTCGTAAAGGAACAGAAAACACTTTTGATTGCATATGAGTCAAAAGATAAGACGGCAATGATTAGGGCGATGATTGATACAATTAAATCATGTACCGTTGATGAGGTTGATGTCTATAAATTATCAACATTTGATATTGATTATCTATTTGCTCAGATCCGTGCAAAGTCCGTTGGTGAAAACACACAACTACTTTTTAACTGCAGTGAATGTGACACGCAGAACGAAG